TTCATCCGATATGACCCCTGGATTTACAATGTCAATGCGTACTAGACCGTTAATTGTGAATAAATTCCGCGAATTTGTTGGTGACCGTTCTGTAACTATTCGTTCAAGACGATTACTTGAGGAAATGAAGGTATTTGTATGGAAAAACGGTAGACCAGAAGCACAAATTGGTTATAATGATGATTTAGTTATGCCATTTGGTATTGCTATGTTTTTAAGAGACACGTCATTAAAATTCCAACAACAAGCTCATGATATGACTCGCGCTACACTAGGCAATATGAGTAAAACTTCGTATATTGGCGCTTATAATCCAAACCAAGTAAAAAATCCATATTCCCTCCAAACAGATAAGGGAATGGAGGACATTAGTTGGATTTTGTAAATATTTATAGTATATAATAAAACATAAAAATGGCAGATAGAAGTTTATTCACCCGATTACAACGACTGTTTTCAACAGACGTAATCATCCGTAATCAGGGTGGCAGCGAATTAAAAGTAATGGACGTTGACTCAATTCAACGCTCAGGCGATATAGCAACAAACTCTCTAGTAGATAGATACAATCGTTTATATTCTCCAGCAGCATCATCTTTATTAGGAGCTCAATTAAATATAAACTGGCAGTACTTACGTACTATGGTTTATTCAGACTATGATAACATGGATTATGATGCTATTGTTGCTTCTGCTCTTGATATTGTTGCCGATGAATCTACTCTTAAAAATGATATGGGTGAAGTGCTTCATATTAAAAGTAGTAACGAGGATGTTCAACAAATTCTTTATAACTTATTTTATGATGTATTAAATATTGAATTTAATTTATGGTCTTGGATTCGCCAAATGTGTAAATATGGTGACTTTTTCCTTAAAATGGAAATTGCTGAAAAATATGGTGTTTATAATGTTATCCCATACACAGCATATCACATTGAAAGACAAGAAAATTATGACCATGAACATCCAAATGCTGTAAGATTTAGATATTCCCCAGAAGGTATTTATGCTGGTGGTTCAGGTTACTATGGTACTCCTACTTTAGGTTCTTATCAAGATAACCAACCAGGTATTTATTTTGATAACTATGAAATGGCCCACTTTAGATTGTTAACAGATGTTAACTATTTACCTTATGGTCGTTCATACTTGGAACCAGCTCGTCGTATTTTTAAACAGTATGTGTTAATGGAAGATGCTATGTTGATTCATAGAATTTCACGTAGCCCTGATCGTCGTATATTCTACATTAACGTTGGTTCTATTCCTCCAAACGAGGTAGAAAATTTCATGCAGAAAACTATTTCTACTATGAAGCGTACTCCATTAATGGATAACCAAACAGGTGAGTACAACTTAAAATACAACATGCAAAACTTATTGGAAGATTTTTATATTCCAATGAGAGGTAATGATACTACTACTAAAATTGAAACCGCTCCTGGTTTACAGTATGATGGTATTCAAGACGTTACTTACTTACGTGATAAATTATTTGCCGCTCTTAAAGTACCTAAAGCATTTATGGGTTACGATAAGGATTTAAGTGGTAAAGCAACATTAGCAGCAGAAGATATTAGATTTGCTCGTACAATTGATCGTATTCAGCGTATTACCTTATCTGAATTATATAAAATTGCTTTAGTACACTTATATTCTCAAGGTTATACAGGTGAGGAATTAACTAACTTTGAGTTAGATTTAACAACACCTTCTATTATATACGATCAGGAAAAAATTGCATTATTAACTCAAAAGGTAGATTTAGCTCAAAAGATTATGGAAGCTAAGTTATTACCAACTGATTGGATTTATGATAATGTATTCCACTTTAGCCAAGATGAGTACGATGAATACAGAGACTTGTTAGCCGAAGACCAAAAACGTGCTTTCCGTTATAATCAGATTGCTGAAGAAGGAAACGATCCTAAAATGACAGGTAAATCTTATGGAACACCACACGATTTAGCTTCATTATATGGTAAAGGAAGAATGTACGACCAACCAGAAAATGTACCTGTAGGATATGGTAGTGATTTAGAATTAGGACGTCCTGAAGAAAACCCAACAGATCGTAATACACAAGATGATAATTTTGGTAAAGATAGATTAGGTGCTAAAGGAATGAAAAATGACGATAACGAATCAGATAGTATTAATCCTAAACCTAAAGGCGGTTCTCCATTATCATTAGAGGCAAAACAAGTTTATCTAAAGAACAGAACCTTAATTGAAAGTTTAGGTAAAAGAATAACGGCCGAAATTTCAACAGTAGGAGATTCATTATTAGATGAAAGTAAGTTAAAGGAATAAGAATCTTTATATATTTATAACAAAACCTTTGGGGAATGAACATTAAACATTCTAAGTATAAAAATACGGGAATCCTTTTCGAACTTTTGGTGAGACAAATTACCGCAGACACTCTGTCGGGAAAAGATTCGAAAGCAACTAATATATTAAAAAAATATTTTGTAAAAACTGAGTTAGGTAGAGAGTATAAATTATACGAAACTATAACAAAACACAAAAATCTAACAGAAGGTAAAGCAGAGGTTGTAATTAATTCCGTTATTGAATCTTCTAAAAACTTAAATAGAGGAGCATTAAAAAGACAAAAATATAATTTAATTCAAGAAATTTCTAAGCATTATAATTTAGAGGAATTTTTTGCTACTAAATTACCTAATTATAAGTCTTATGCTGCATTATATACGTTAGTAGAAATATATAATAGCGAATTATTATCTACTCCTGACCAAATTATTTCTAACAAAATTGCTATTTTAGAAAACTTAACTACAAAACAAGTTGATAAGAAAAAGGTTGAGGATGATTTATTAATTGAGTTTCAATCATACGATAAAGACTTACGTATTCTAACATACAGAGTATTATTAGAAAAATTTAATGGCAAATATGCCTCATTAAATGATAATCAAAAATCAGTATTAAAAGAATTTATTAATTCAGTTGATTCAACTCCTAAATTAAGAGAATTTTATAATACCAAAATTACAGAAATTAAAGCTACTTTAACTAAACAAGTTAAAAAAGTAACTGATAAAGCCATTCAAATCAAATTGAATGAAGTTAACAATATGTTAACTCCTTTAGGCAAAACAGCTAATGTAGGTAACGATGATTTAGTTAATTTATTACAATATTACGAATTATTGGAGGAACTTACTAAGGTAAATGGCTAAATATAAGTATAAAATAGCGGAGGTAAAAGAAACCTTTAGTGCTACAGAAGTAGATCCTGCGTTAATACAACGTATTGAGAAAACTTATGGTCCTGTAGACATGAAAAATGATTTTTTTTCTTCTGATTTAAAAACTTATTTTAAAACCAAATCAGTAGATCCTGAAACAGGTTCTGTTGATAGTCAAGTTATTAAATTAGCTAGTTTTACAGACTCATTAGAAAAATTATATAATGCTTCCACAGCTTTATCAGATTTAGTAAAATCACCAGGAGGAAAAGACGATGCTGTAGTAGTAAAATTAAGTGATGGTTTAAAACAAGTATTTAATAGTTTTAGAACTCACTTACGTAAATACTATCCTGATCAATATGCTGCTATTAAAGACAAATTAGATGAAATATCTGGTATATCTTCTAATTCAGGATTTGTATCAGGTGGTGAAGGAGAAAATCATACAGGTCCCTCTCCTCGTAAATCAACATACGGAGCTTATACACAAGCTGGATTTAAAAAAGTAGCTGAAGGTCCGGGAGCAACATTTGGTCCTGGTCCTAAAGCTGGTCCTGAAGGTGTAACAAAAAATAAATATGTAACTGATTTTAAATATAAGTTAGTTGGAAAAGCAGGTGCCCAAAGAGCAGCTCAAGGACTTCCAGCAAAACAAGTAAATGAAGCGGATACTAATGTTGAACAATATTTACAGGATTTAAATGTAGTAAATCCCGATAATAAAAAATTCATTGCCTCTCGTTTAATGGGGTTTGATGAAGTAGAAACAAAATTAAACCAATTATTACCATTATTACAACAAGCAAAACATGAAACCATGGATTATTATAGACAAAATCCAGAATCATTTGGTATTGTATATGGTACTGATTTAGCAAACGATTATTTAAACGATTTAATAGAACTATTTAAAAAATAAAAACATGGCAAATATTCCATCAAACGCAACAGGTATAGTAGTAACCACATCAACAACTGGTAGTTATGCTGGTTTTACAGTAGTATCAGGTTCAAATGCTGTTATTACGGGTTTAAAAGATTTTCAAGGAAATCCTTTAGCTACTAACTCAGCACCTATGGTTATACCAGCTGGATTTACAGTACCAATTTTTGTTACTAGTGCTTCTTTATCAAGTGGAGCTGTCTTATTTTATTATTAATATTTATAACAAAATGAAAACTTTACAACAAGAATATCAATTAATAGAAGAAGGTAAAGGTAACAAAGACCACTTCTTAAAATTAGCACGTAATATGTTTCCTGAATATATCACTTCAGGTAATGACTTTACTTCAGCTGTTCATATTTTAAAAAGCAAAAGCCTTTTAAATGAATCAGTAGGGGGTATTGTTACTATGAATCCAACAAAACCAAATTGGTTCGATATTTTCAACACTCATTTAAACGAAGTTGTAGGTGTTAAAGATAAAGAAGAATATGGTGATCAAAACAAATTTGAAGCTGATAAAGAAGTAAAAACTACTTTAGATAAAGCTAATTTTGATAATAACAATCCTGATAACATTGACAACGTTTATGGTCAATCATTCTTAATGGGTTTCTATACAGAAATGCAGGATGAAAAAAATAAGGATAAAAGTGTATATGAGTTAAAACAAATCGTAGCTAAAAATATGGCTAAAGATATTAACTACTACCATACAGAAGCATCATTTGGTGTTAAAGGAATTGGATACACTAAAGATTTTGTTGGGGGTGGAGAACCTAAAGAACCTAAAGGTAAATACAAATCATCAGGATATGGTGATATGTCTAAAACTGTTAAAGAAGGTTTAAACGAAGCAAAACGTCCTGATATTAATTCACAAATTAAAGAATTAGAAAAAACATCTCAAGTTGTTGCTTTAGAAGCAAAATTAGCAGCTATTGATGAGGCAATTGAAAAACGTAAATCTAAACTAGCATTAGCTGAGTCTGAGGAATTAGCCGAAATGATTGATCAAAATATGGTTAAAACCCTTAACAAGGAAATTAAAGAACTTGAAAAACATAAAGCTAAAAACCAAAAAATTTATGAAAAGATGACAGGTAAAGCTAAAGAAGAAGTTATTGATGAAGATAACAATATGATGCCTTATTAATATGAAACAGGTTTTAATTGAAACTATACCATTTAAAGTTGCTCCAATACAACTTACTGAAGGTTTAAAAGCACCTTCTGGAAATCCTTTAGTTGAAGGTATTTTAGCTACAGCCGAAGTAAAAAATGGTAATGGTAGATATTATCCAAAAGACTTGTGGGAACGTGAAATTGATAAATACAATCAGGTTGTTAAAGAAAATAGAGCAACAGGTGAATTAGATCACCCGGATTCAACAATTATCTCCCTTAAAAATGTATCTCATATTATTAGAGAAGTTTGGTGGGATGGAGATAAAGTAATAGGTAAATTAGAAATTTTACCTACAACATCTGGAAATATATTAAAAGCACTTATTGAAAATAATGTTCAAGTAGGTGTATCGTCTCGTGGAATGGGTTCATTAAAAGAAATGAACGAAGGCACATTAGAGGTACAAGATGATTTTGAATTATTGTGTTGGGATTTTGTATCAACCCCATCTAATCCAGGTTCATATATGCAATTAGTAAAAGAAGGTAAAGAAATTCCTACTAATTCATATGTTAAAGTTAATTCTATATTAACAGAAATTTTATGTGCTAATGGCACATGCCCAATATTTTAACCCCTCTTAGGATAGAATCCTTTGACTGACCCTCCTCTAAAAAGGAGGGTTTCTTATCTATGCATTTTTGAATAATCCCCATATACGTATATTCGTAATATGCGGTTTTCTTATATCGCATTATCAAGAAAATATTCTATTACGCTTCGACATTAGTCAACAATAAGCGTATTTCCAACAAAAATTATTTGAGGACAAAAAACAAAATGGTAAACAGAGACTTATTGAAAGAAGCCATTGCCGATGCCAAAGCAGTTAAGGAAACTGCCATCGTCAATGCAAAGGCTGCTCTTGAAGAAGCTTTTACTCCCTATTTGAAAGAAAAGTTAGCTGCAAAGTTAGCCGAAATGGATGATATGGATGAAGGTAAAGAAGAGATGACCGAAATGAAAGAAAAAGACATGAAGGAAAATTACGACATGGATGAGGCTAAAGAAATGGATGAAGCTACCGAAATGGATGAAGCTGCTGATATGGATGAAGCTAAAGAAATGGACGAAATGGACCTTGATGAACTTTTAAGAGAACTTGACGCTATGGATGAAGAAGATTCATCTATGGAAGAAGGTAAAGCCGCTT